CGATAACACGCCCCCCGTCTACACCAGGTCACTGGACACTGACCTGGCAGATGGTGGCGCAGCCCTAGACCTGGCTAACCGCATCGTGGCTGTGCGCAGACAGTCCACTAGCGCCTGCTGGCCCCGCAGGCCCCGCAGGCCCAGGCACAGGGGTGTGGGCCACGGCAGGTGCGGGGTCTGCGTAGTGCGCCAGGTCTGCGAGATCCCAGGGGGCATCTGCTGTCTCGGGCTGGATCCAGTAGGTGGCACGTCCCGCAGTCAGCCGCTCAGTCACCATGTAGGCCAGGCCAGTGGCCTGCAGGCTGGGGTCATCCGTGGCCACCAGCTCCACACTGATCTGCCCACTGGCATCCAGGTGGGCAGTCACAGGGCCTTCACTCACAATGGCTGGGGTGCCTGTGTCCACCACCCTGGCAGACAGTTGGAAGGTGACAGTGCCACTCTCGGGGGTCACTCCATCGGGCAGCAGCCAGGTGCCAGTCATCGTGCCCATCAGGCCAGCGCCCCTGCAGCGAACCAGCGCACGGTCACATCCCGCGATGCTGATTCGTTCCGGTTAGTGCAGTAAACCTCCATGGTGGTGGGGGTCACGTCACCGATGGATGCGTACCAGAATGCGTCCGCATCGCCTGTGCTACTCAGTTTCACCTGGCACCAGGCAATGGGGGTGGCAGCGAAGGCAGTGGGGAATGTGACAGTGGCTGTGCCTGTGTTACTAGCGGAAACACTGACTGTGACTGTGCCCCGCTGCAGGTTATCGGTCCAGATAGCAGCCAGCGCAGTGTCATGGTCATGCAGCGCAGTGTCTATCGTGCTGTTAGTCGCGCGCATCAGGTCATCCCCTGCGCTGATCTGCTCAGAACCCAGTGGGGCCTGCAGCCCGTAGTAGGGGGTGGTCTCGGGCATTATGCGACTCCATCCAGTTCTAGCGTGTTCCAGTTGTCAGTGCAGGTGTCCCAGGTCAGTGGGTCTGCCCCATCCCAGGTGGTCCCTGGGACTGTCAGGGTGTAGTGAGAGACGCGCAGCAGGATGCGCCAGGCCAGGCTGCCCTGCCCGTCATCGGTCAGCGCGTGCTCCCACCCTTCGATAAAGCCAGTGAAGGTGGGGGCAGGGCTGCCTGCGCACAGCCACGATGCGGTTAGCCAGGTCTAGGGCTGCGCCACCATCTGCCAGGTCAGTGTCCAGTGACCTGGTGTAGACGGGGGGCGTGTTATCGCCTGTCGTGGCCACTGCGTCGAAGGTGCCCCACTTCACTTCGGCGCGCGTTACTAGGTCACCCACCACCTGGGACCACTGCCACCCGTCCTGGATGACACTGCAGGGGTCCAGGGGCCACGGCGCGTATTCGCTGATAATGCCCTGGTCCCAGGTTCTGGTGCTGTCGTCCCAGGTGCCTGTGGCCTGGTCCCAGGTGGCCCCGAACGCTAGGGTGCGCTGGCTGCCTGTCTGGTAGGTGAGCAGCGCGCCACCTGTCAGGCTGTCTGCTGTGGTGTGGTCCTCCCATAGCAGGCCCCCAGCCCATTCGGCTGTCTCGCGCAGCAGTTTCGCCACCTGCTGGCTATCAATGTCCTTGGCGATCAGGTCAGGGCCTGCCACCCCTGTGTCCACCCCTGCCGTGTCCACCCCAGCCAGTTGCATGATGCGGTCCAGCCGCGCAGTGTCGGACTCCTGGGGCCAGGGTTCGTCGCCAATCTTCTGCCTGCCCAGGTCAGCCAACTGGCCTGCAGCAGTGACTGTGACCACCCACCCTGCTGGGTCCAGGTCAGCGGTCACATCAGTGACCCTGCCCCGGAATAGCGCCCAGTCAGGGGCTGCCCAGGGTGAGACAGTCCAGGTGCGGGGGTCCATCGCTGCTGCAGCGGGATCCAGGGTGCTGGACACCTGCAGCAGGCAGTCAGCGCCCAACGTGATGGACCCGGACAGGCCCCCCACCTGATCGCTCAGCAGCCGCACGGTCATGCTGCCAGCTTCGGGCTGCTGCCACACATCCACCCTGCCCACACTGACCCGCACATCAGCCAGGGTCATGCAGGACACATCCACCCCCGCGATGGTCAGTGATGCGACAGCCCCGAGAGTCACAGCGCTGCCACACCCAGCCTGTGGTCATCGTTGCGCAGCACGCGCTTCACCTGCTGCGCTATCGCTGCAGGGTCTCCAATACCTGCCCGCACGTTCACGTTCACAACCTGACCAGCGCCACCTGCTGCCCTGCCTGCCCGGACAGCCACACTGTCAGTGGTGGGGGCTGACCCTGCACTCACATCTATGCCGAAGGGCAGCCAGTCGCCCACTGTGCTGATGACCCCGCCAACGGTGTCGAAGATGCCCGATAGGAAGTCAGCCAGGGTCTGGAACTTGTCCGTTATCCAGTCCACTGCGCTGCCCAGCGCGCCAGTGATGCTGTCAGCCACATCGTTAATCCAGCTCCACAAGGCTTCGAACACTGGGATGAGGTCATCCTTAAAGTAGATGACCAGGCCAACCACAGCGGCGATCAGCAGCCCGATCAGCACGATAATGATGCCGATGGGGTTCGCTGTCAGTGCAGCGTTCAGCAGCCACTGAACAGCGGTCCAGGCCACCGTGACAGCCCGCACAGCCAACTGGATAGCGCGATACGCCTTCAGGGCTGCGTTCGTGGCCAGCACGATGGTGACCAGGGCAGCCAGCGCCCCAATCAGCACCTGCACTGTTGTCTCATTCTCAGACATCCACTGCACCAGGCCCTGCAGTTGCCCGATGACCTGCTCCACAATGGGCAGCAGCACCTCACCCAACTGGGCTGCTAGATCTTCCCCCATCGCCGCCAGTGTCCTGGTCGCGTTCGCTGCACTGTCCTGGGTGTCTGTGAAGTCCCCAGCCACAGCTGCAGACTGCTCCATGATGACTGCCTGAGCACTGGCAGCCTTCGCTTCAGCAGTCAGCGCACCCACCCCGTCATAAATGCCCAACTCTAGGGCCTTCTGTTTCAGGATCTGGTCATTGATGGTCACGCCATACTTCTGCAGGGGTTCATTCGACCCCTTCAGGCCAGCGTTAATGGCTTCCAGGGCTTCAGGGACGCTGGTATTAAAGACCGAAGCCAGGTCTGCAGCGCGCTGGGTCAGTTCTATGCTGCTGGCTGCCGCTTCATCCTGGGACTGTCCCAGGTTCGTGAGCACAGCCCCTGTGGTGGTGGCCAACTCCTGGAAGGCACGCTGAGACAGGCCCACCTCAGTGGCAGCGGTCTTGCCGAAGTCCTGGATGGTGCCTGCAGCATCCCCAAACACCTTTTGGGTGGCGTTCATGGTCTCGCCCAGGTCACTGGCTGCCTTCACAGCCAGCCCAGTGCTAGCGACCAGCCCAGCTCCAATGGCCTTCGATGCCTTGACTGCTGAATCGCCAACCTTTTTCAGGTCAGACTCAGCCTGCTTGACCCCCTTGTCATTCCAGACACTGTTCAGGGCAATCTGCAGGGATGCGCCAGCCATTAGCGTGCCCTTCGCCTGGTCTGCGCGGCTTCCTCACGCAGCACAGCGTTTAGGGCTTCCACTTCCAGGCCGGTCAGTTTCCTGGCTTCGCTGGGCTGGATGCCGTGCGCGCGCACTATCCGGGCCAGGGTCATTGCCCTGGCCCTGGCGTAGGGTCCGGCGGGCTGGGCATCATGGCTGCCAGTTGCGCATCTGTCAGGTCGGCAGTGGACTCCCAGGTGGCCTGGGGGTCATCCCTGCGCAGGAGTTCCAGCGCCACTGCCCGCATCAGTTTCCCCTTGGGCCTGTCATCGTTGGCCAGGTCACTGAAGGGCTGGCCTGCCCGCGTTTCGATGCGCTCCACTTCACCCAGCGTGAAGGTGCCCTGCTCCATCGTTATACCCCTTTGATCTTGCGCAGCAGTGCTTCCACTGCGCGCTGGTAACTGGCCAGCCATTGTGGCCTGGTCGCTGGTACTGCGTCATAAAGGAAGGGCCTGGCCTTCACGCCCCGCTTCGGGTTCCCCCAGTGGACTGCCCCCGCATAGCGCACATACGACCGCACGACAGCCTTCGTGCGCAGCCCCTTGGGTCGCAGGCTGGCTGCTAGTTTCCCGCTGGCGCGTGGCGCGTCCTGCTGGCCCCTGCGCCCATAGATATTGGCGGCATCCTGATTCATGGCGCTGCGCTCCACCAGTTTGCGGTCTAGTTTGCGCAGGTCACGCGCCAGCCGCTGCACCCCCAGCAGTTCCACATCTACGCCCACAGGCATCAGGAGTCAGCGCCAGCAGTGAATGTGAAGTTGCCTGAGTCGCCTGCCACTGATTGGGTCCAGGTGACACTGCCAGACAGCAGGCTGCCGTATTCGTCCCCAGTGACCCCATCGGGCAGGGTGGCAGTCACTGTGCCTGACCAGGACGCTGCCGTGGCAGTGCCATAGTCCGTCTGTGGGGTCCAGGTGAAGTCCACTGGGTCACGGTCATTCGTGACCAGGAACTGGTACAGCCCTGCAGCCATCAGATCATGGTCCACGTCAAAGGTGAGACTATCGCTGCGCACCTGCAGCGCGCTGGACTCACAGCCCGCACCCAAGTACGAGACTGCATCCCGCTGCGTTTCATAGGCGTGCTGCACCCCGCCAGACTTCACCTGGCATTCGAAGGATGCTGCAGCGCCACCATCGGGGGTCAGGGTCAAGGTGCCAGGGCCAAACTGGGCGATAGTTGCGGGCATGATGGGTCTCCAATTCAGTCAGGGGTGGTGGTGGTCTGCACTGTCGCTGTCATGCTGCGCATCCAGCGGGGGCCTGCCTCAGTGCTAGTCCGTTGGGTGGAGCTGGTGACCTGCAGCGCGCCAGCCGCATAGAACCCGGCCACAATCTGGTCCGAAAGGTCATCGAGGGCATCCACATAGGGCTGGGTGTCTCCACCTGCTGTGGCTGTGGCCTGCACCTGCGCGACACTGCGATAGCACTGGCCACCCTGGAACCCCGCAGACTCCACTAGGTCAGCGGGGGCCACGATGACCTGCCCCACAGCAGCCCCATCAGCATTCAGGGGCGCTGTCTGCACCACAGGCACAGACAGCCCGGACAGGGCCTGCATGGCCCAGGTGACTGCAGCGGCATGACTCACGCGAACCCACCCCTGCGCCAGTTCGATTCCAGGGACTCTATCTGCCCATCCCAACGGGGCAGGGTGACAGTGCCCAGGTCACCTGTGTCTACGGTGCCCAAAGCCAGCCCCTTCGCTGCCAGGAACCGCGCGGCGCGGCGTAGTGCTGCAGCGTGCAACTCAGCGGAATATGGGCGCACCAGGCACACCTGTTCCTGCTGATTGACAGCCACCTGCAGCGCCAGGTCATAGGTGTCGCCTGGGTCGCCCCCTGGGTCCACCAGCCCCAGCCACGCGAACAGGTCTGCGCGGCTGGGTGGGCTGGTGAAGGTGTCAGGCATCAGGCTTCGAAGGTGATGATGCCAGTGGGCACCAGGGGCAGCGGGATGATGCCGCCGATGACCCCCACCTGTTCGGTCAGGTTGCCCACATTCACCTGCCGCAGTTGCATGGGAGGCTTCTCCATCACCCGCAGGCTGCGCGTGTTAAACAGCATGTCCACCGATGACTGGGGGCTGTGGAAGGCTTGCACCCCTGCCACGTTCACTGACTGGCTGGTGATAAGCGCAGCCCCATCAGCGTTCGTGGGTCCGTTGGGGGCCAGCACGCGGCGATTGTCTCCATCCGTGGCAGTCAGCAGGGCTTCCCAGGATGCAGTGGTCAGTGCGAGCAGGTCACCTGGCGCATTCGTGGCTGTGTACACATCCAGGCTGGCTGCCACAATATCGGCCACGATGGTGCCCCAGTCAGTGGTGGTCAGCGCGTTGCCCAGGTGGGTGCCTGCCGCTTCCGCTGCAGTCACGAACGCAGATTCGCTGGCGATCGCGTATTGGTCCAGAAGGTTCTCGGTGACCAGCTGCATGGCAGACGGGCTAGACGTTTCCAAAGTTTCCACGCCGATGCCGACACTGCCTGCCAGAAATGACGTGCTGTAGGTGGTGGTGCTGGTGGTCAGGGCCTGGGTGGGTGGCTCAGTGGCTTCGGTGCCACGCGCAGCCACGGTGGTGTCCTGGGTGACCTTCGGCTGGGTGAAGGTGGTGCCCGTTGCGGGGTAGGCCATGCTGCCCGCAGCGTTCATCACTGGTCGCCTGGTGTCCAGATAGTTGACGACATCATCTGCCCAGGTGGGGGGCAGCAGGCCAGTGTTCGCGCTGCTGACCACATCAGCCAGGGCACGGTATTGGCCAGTCTCTGCCAGGTCAGCCAGCAGCATCCCGAACCCTTCCCGCACGGACAGGACGGGCTGCGTCTGAGCTGGCACGCGCGCATCCACCTGCTGGATCCTGTCAGTCACTGCAGCCATGCGATGGTCCAGTTCATCAGCCAGCGCACTCACGCGCTGGTCCAGTTCCTCGGTCATGGTCTCTGTCCCTTCCAGGGTGGTGGTGGTGGTGGATTCGTCTGCGCGCACATCGGACACGCGCGCATCGGGGTAGGCAGGATTGGCGACCAGTGACAGTTCATGCAGGCTGGCGCTGTCGTAGCGCACAGCGCCACCCTGTTCCTGGGTCATGGTGACTGGCTGGAAGCCAACGGACAGGCCCGAGACACTGCCTGAGCGAACCAGCAGGGCTGCGTCCCTGCCTAGGGTGGTGGGCACAATCTGCGCCACCACTTCCAGGCCCTGTTCTGTGTCTCTGGCTTCTGTAATGTGCCCGATGGGTTCGCTGTGCCCCCACAGCAGTGGCACCCCCACTGCGTCATCGGGGCTGATAGCGCCACGGGCAAAGGATTCAGCCTGGCCCCTGTAGTCAATAGTCTGGCCCCAGGGCACCCCCACCCCTGTGATGGTGGCGCTGCCGTCATCGTGCTGTGTGGCTTCACGCACCTGCAGCGGAATCTGTCGCCTGTGCATCATCGCCCCCCATCCAATCTGTGTGGTCAAAGGTCAGCCCTGCTGGCAGCAGGGGGTCCAGCGCGTCACTGATCTGTGAGACGAAGTGCTGCAGGCAGTTGCTCCACATCATGCGGCGATTGTCCTGCGCGTTCGCGTATGACAGGGATGATGCGCCACCCATCAGGGTTAGGCCCAGCCACGCGCTGGGCACCCCGAAGGCTGCGCACACCTGCTGCGCCCCGAAGGACCGAGATTCCAACAGTTGGGCATCTGCAGCGTTCAGGGCTGGATCTTCATAGCGCAGGCCCCCTGCGAGCACAGCAGCGCGACCAGTGCGCCTGCTGGCCACCCAACTGTCCTGGTATCGGCGGGCTTCATCGGGGGTCAGGGGCTGGTCTGTCACCAGCCTGCCCCCATTCAGGGTGCCGTTACTCAGCAGGGTGGCTGCAGCAGTCTCGGTGTCCACCATCCCAGCGAAGGCCACGCGGGCCAGGGTCACTGGGCTGGCCCCGGCTGGATGCTCACTGGTCACCATGTAGGGCACGGGCACCAGCCACCTGCCGCTGGTGGGCCGATAGCCCGCAGGGAAGGTGGGCACCACCTCACCATCCAGCCGATAGGTGACAGACAGGCCCTGCTGCCAGTTCACGATGGGCTGCACCTGGGCAGCCTGCACAGGCAGCAGCCGCCACTGGGTAGCCCGCTTCGCTGGGGTGTCCACAGCCTGCGCCACCACATAGCCGGCGCCATGCAGCGACATGCTGGCCACCAGCCACTGCACCAGGTCACCCCAGTTCAGGGGGCTGCCCCACTTGCGGGGATGCTGCAGCCAGTCAGGCAGCGGGCTGCCGTCCTGGGACTGGATGGGCAGGGATTCCAGCGTGCCCCCGATCAGCCGGATGACCGCAGCCGGCCACAGTCATGCGAGCAGCAGGGGTGGCCTGTCTCGCAGGTTCGCTGCCACAGCGACACACAGCAGCCGGGCCAGGTCTATCGGGCCTGTGACTGGCACCCTAAAGCGCACATCACTGGCGGACTGTCCTGGGGTCAGGGCTGCCCGCAGCACATGCTCAGTCAGGGTGTCCTGGCTGGGGTGGGACAGCCGCTGCTGGATGATCGCAGCGCGCGTGGCTGGGATGCCCGCCCGCACATCCTGTTCTGTGAAGGGCTGGGGCCTGGTGGGCAGGCCAGCAGGTAGCGCAGTCATCAGGCTGGCCCCCATCAGCACCCCCACATTCTCGGGGCAGGTGTCCCGCACCCAATCCCACAGCGGGGGGGCCTTATCCCTGACAGCAGCGCGCACCACCAGGTGGTCATCCTGCATGGAGACCCAGCAGGCGTGCCACGCTTCACCATCCCTGGACTGGTCCACTGCCACCACACCCTTCGGGCCTGGGTCCAGGGCAGTGCCGCACGCTGTCCAAGAACTGGCAGTGACCCAGCCCTGGGTGGCGATGACCCACTGATTCAGCCACTGCTGCCGCCAGGTGCTGTCCGGAGTTTCCTCCCAGTCCTGCTGCCAACGGGCACGGGTTCGGGCAGTCCAAGATTCGTCAGGGTTCGCCCACATCCAGGTGGTGGGGTGCCCTGGATCCGCTTCGGGGGGTGCAGACCATTCCAGCAGCAGGGTGCCTGTGCCTGGGCGCTGGCCACGTTCGCGCCAGGTGCCCAGCAGGTCACTAGCCCCATCCCCAGCAGTGGAAGTCAGCAGCACCTGGGTCGCTTCGCCCCTGCGCCTGGTCTGTGGCACTAGCCCAGCCTCCACCACATCACGCGCCACCGCCCAGGCTTCATCCACGATGATGAAGTGCGACCGGTACCCGGTGGTGCTGGACAGTTTGGGGGCAATCATGCGCCACAGGCCCCCACTGGTGAGCTCCATCGTTTCGTGCCCCTGCGCGAGACTGCGCCCCTGAATCTGGTCGCCCAGCAGGTCCAGGCCCCGCAACCAGGTGAGCTTCGCCAGGTTCATCTTCTGCGCAGTGGTGGTCACTTCCTGGGGGTAGCCCAGCAGGTCAGGCCCCCGCACCAGCCTCCACAGCGCCAGCGCCAGCATCAGCCAAGACTTGCCCTGGCCACGCGCCACAGTGACCACAGCCCTGGGCCAATCAAACTGGACCACACCACCTGGGCCTACCCGATGCTCAGTCAGCCGCGCAGCAGCGTAAGCCTGCCACGGGGTCAGCGTGAACCCCGCCAGATCAGCAGCCAGCTGCGCCACATCAGCGCCAAAGTCCGAAGCCCCGCGCCGGCGTTTCGTGGCCAGCCTGGGCAGCACCATCCCAGCCCGCTTGCGG